GGAAATTTCAAAAGGCTCTGCAAGGGTGACACCCTGCAAATCAGGATCAGCGCCTTGTTCAATCAACAGGCCCCGATAAATGTTTGCCTTGTTATTATAGCCGGACAACCGCTGGTTATATACGACCCTAGCAACATCAGCCATTTCTTTGCGCTGACTAACCGAAAGGCCGTTACCAGAAACCAACTGATTATAATAATTTCTGATGCGCTCAGGGACGCCAGCAGCGTTCTGGGCTGATGCAGCCTCCCCTTCCCGAACGGTTGAGCCGGGATCAAGAATCTTCATAAAGGTGAATACCGAAGCAATTCCCGCCATAGGCGTTTGTTCAGATGACAGCCCAATGATTTGATTGACCGAATCTTTAACTTCTTGGAATTTTCTGATTTGCGGATCGCCTAAAAATTCAGTCCGCAACTTGCCGATTCAGGCGTCTCACCACCCAAAATAGGTTTGATTTGCGTAACAGGCACAGTTGTTGGCTGGGGTTTGTAGCCACCATATTTTTTCAAGAAAGCTTCGTCGTCAGCTTGTGCCATGTTCAATCACCATATCTTCCGCGTGAATTGCTTACATCAGGAGCCTTGCCCCAGCCGGGGAAGGTTATGTGTATTGTACCTTTATTGCTGGGGATCGCCTTAGCACCGGGATACATACGGCGAACAGTCGCAATCGCTTCTGCTGTCGACATTCCCTTGGGTGGGAAAAAGTCTAGAGCATCGCCTTTCGGATGAGATCCACCCCTTGTCTTTGTCAATCCTTGGGCGACCAATGCTTCTTGATGCTTTTGAGTCCTGAAGCCACTGGTTGGTTCAAACCCAAGCTTTCCCAGATCGCCAATCGGATTGATGTTACTGCCCTTGAAAGGTGCCAGACGGCTTTTCCGTCTGACCTCCTTCCTTGAGGGCTTTGTTTGCAGAGCCTGATCCAAACACCTTTTCAAAAGCTGCTGGTGTAACCCTGCCAGCCTTTAGGTCTGCAATTGCATCTTCAGGAATAAGGACTGGTATATCTACGTCTTGCGATCCCCTTGCACGCGCTTCAGCGGCGGCTTGCCTAATTTGAGAATTAAGAACAACACCGACACCAGGAACGGTGGTCGTGTCAGTATATTCATATGCCTCTTTGTAAGCATCTGGATCAAATTGTCTCAGCAATGAACGCGCTGCAAAATCGTCATTCATTTTTGGATTGAGAGCCATTTGAGCAGCCGCGTCAAACCTCTCAGCAATGTCCAGCCGATTTGAATTTCTTGCAGACTGTGCGCCGCTTTTATAAATTTCTGATATTTCCTGATCGGTTCTGCCACTACCCCTTGCAATGATTGCTTTCTGCAAGATTGAACCATAAGTGCGCTTATCAGCCTCGTTCAGGCTTTTTGCAAACCTATCAATGTCTGCGCCATATTCCCGAAATTCTGCATACAAGTCACTTAGCTTTTCAGGCGATGGGTCTTTAGCTACCTCTCTTGCGCGTAAAGCATATTGGTTTGCACGATCAATTTTTGCCTGCTCTGCTGCCGTTTGCGCGGCAACTTGATCCCTTTCGGTTCTGATCTGCTGTTGCCTTTGAGCCATCTGCAAGCCAGCAAGAAACGACTCCTGCGGAGATGCAATGCCTAGAGAATAATCAAAAGGTTGAACCATTTTTAAATACCTATTGATTTTTGAGCAGACATGCCGCCGAGGGTTGTAAGAAGATTAAACGGCTGGGCGAATGCTCGACCCATACCAAGCGCCGAGCCAGCGCGGGCAGCACCAGCTTGGGCAAGCAGATCAGATATAGAACTAGCGGCCTGCATCCCAGATGTTCCGACGCCAGCAGCGGACTGTTGGCCTAGTGCGGTCATGCCACCGAGGCGATTATATTGCTGTTCAAGAAACTGATTTAAAAGCTGCGGGCGAAACTGAGACAGTGCGCCTTGCAGATTGCCGCCACGAAGACCACCAGTTGCAGATGCTTGCTGAAGCATTGCCGTTCTTCACGGGCAGCGCGGGTCTCAGCGACGCCAGCGTTCGCAGCCTGAGTTTGATATTTACCAGCCTGCTTTGCCGACATTGCACCGATGGCTGAACTGCCAAGCGCACCAACACCCAACGCAATAGCTGCTGCGGTTCCGATTGCCATTATATAAGCCTCTTAATGAATGAATGCTCGCTCGGCCTGTAACCATCACGGGCATATAACCTAGCCATTTTATTACCGTTCAAAAGATCAATCGACTTCATCTGAATCGACGATGCACCTCGATCTTGAGCCTCTTTTTCCATCGCCTTTTTCAATTTCCTGCCAATCCCAACGTGTTTGGAATCTGGATCAGACCACCAAAAAAGTTCTTCAGCAGATAGGTGCAAATGATTAAAATAGACAGGGCTAAGGATCAGCGAGCCAAAGGACACAAACTTACCATCAACCTCTGCGACCATGCAGACAAAGTTTGGCTGACCGATAAAATGCTCAAGGGATGCAACGCAGTCGCCAATGTTATAATTGAATATGTCCGCCCAAGATGCTTGTTCGTGGAATCTGAATCCAAGAATGGCGATCTGTTCAGCGTCCTCAGTTATTCAAACCCCTTTGAGGTGAGCCACCGGCTGCTCGATAACGCTCGGTGACCAACACATATCACAATCTGCTTGTCTTTGGCAATTAGTCCTCTTCTTCCTCGCGTTCCTCCCAGGCTTGGCAGGATCGAAGGTCATGACAAATGAAGTCGAAGCGATCACAGTAACCCCGAAACCCCGAATTAACGTCCCACTGGTTCCAAGGGATGCGCTCCATCTTGGCTTGGGTCATGGTGTCGTTCATGTAATAATCACAATTTGAACAACGACGGCGACGGGCCTCAGCCTCATCCACCTGCATCGCCTTGCCCAATGCAATCCAATATTCAGGGTTAGCACCGCGCTCGTTGCTAGGCTTTTCAGGACCAAGCATCCAATCGGAGATTACGACCTGCGTGTTCTTCTTGTTTTCCGAGGCTGTGATGAACGGCTCGCTCTCGCTTAGACCGTTGAAGCCTTCCATGATGAACATTGGCTTTTTCATTAGCTTATTTCCCTGCCTGATGCGCGGATGTTGATAGCTGAAGCAGTGCTAGCAATTGTCGAGATAAAGCCACCGCTTGCAAGCACCTGGCCGACCAATTCGGGGAAGGTATAGGTCTCGGCGGGTTGAAGCGTCTTGGTCTTAACGATCAGGTTATCATTTCCCGCGCTGCCAAGCACAGTGACAAGGTTGACGCTGATCGTCGCTGCTGCCGTGTTGTAATTGGTGGCCGTGAACTTGTCGATGATCGTGGTCACGTTGGTCGCGGTATATTGCGTTGTCTGGGCATTCTCGGCGGTCTTGGCCGGAATTAGAACCTTCGTTGAAACAGCCATGTTAAACCTCCAAGGAACTTACGTTGTCCGTCACAGTTAGGATGATCGACGGGATAGCTGGGTGGACTGCTGTTGCTGGATCAGCAAGCAACTGAACACCCAGATCATCGACCTCCCACATCAATTCGAAATAATCGCCTGCATTCATTTTTAGCAGAAAATTCCACGCAGCGACAGTTTCTGTGTTGTTGCCCTGAATCCGAATGACCGTGGAGCTATCAGGAACATTCGTCCCGTTCTTGCGAGGCCATATCCAGATGCGATGAGCGCCGTGATCGCATAAGCGGTGTTGATTACCGCCGCCGTCTGATCGGTCGTATCGTAAAACGAGCCAAAGCGCGGAGTGATATATTCCTTGGGTGGCGGGCTTTGCTGCAATGCCGCGATCTGGTCTTGTAAATCGTCAATCTGTTCCGTTGTTGCCGAAGCCGGTGCGCGATCTAGAAGCTCTAACACAGCCTTCAATGCCACAATCTGGGCTAGAGCATCATTTGCATCTGCACCTGCATTGCCAGCCGCAAGACTAATATCGTCAAGGGTCACTGTAGAAATGGTGTCAACGGTGGCAAACAGCTTTTCGAACTGCTTGATCTGCTCGAAGTCCTGGAGGAACGAGGCAAGCTGGTCGCGGGTTAGCTTCAGTCTCGGCGGGACAGCCATTAGAACGCCAACGGCTCTAGTGCCGCCTCCAGTCTCACGAAGGACAGGTGAGCATCGCTTGTTCCCTGAAAGCGTTGAATCCGCCAGTTACGCATCCAGCCCTGTTGAAACCAGACCAAGCGTTTAGCCCTATCGCCCTGCTTGCCAGCCTTGATGAACTACTGCTGGCTCCAAGTCTGTCCGTCTGTCGAATAGCTTGTGTTGATCGTCGGATCTTCACCAAATGCCACGGAGCCGGTCAGCGAAACCAATTCCAGAGTCTGGAAGATAACGCCCCGGCCTTCGTTATAGACAATTGTTGTGCCAAATTCCCAGCGCACCTTCGAACCCCAGTGCGTTGAAATATCTTGAACAAGATAGCCGACTTGATTGCTTGCGGGATTGCCGACCAGCCACTTGTCATAGCACCAGACGAAGTTCTGTGCGCGATAGCGAGAGAATCCAACCAGCGATGTGGTCAGGGTGAACCAGACAGGCTCCCCAAGGGTTTGCGTAGCAGCCGCGTCAAAGACCAAAGTGCGATCAGGCAGGTGAACGTACAGATGTTGATGCGCCCTATCGTTACGGGCTTCCAGCTTGACCTCAGACAATTCAGCTTCGGTGAAGCTCATCAGAATTTCGTCAATTTCCTGCGTGCTGATCTTCGAGGCGTTGGCATTGCCGCCCATATAGACGCTAGGAGCTTCATTGAAGCCGCTGCCGAGGAATGTAATCGTCTCCATGAAGTTGCAGCAGGCATGGGTGCCAACGACGCCCTTTTCGATCTGTGCGCCGTCGATACGCTGGAATGGGAATAGATCGCCGCCTACGTTATCGAAGACTTCAATCGTGTATCGGTTCAGCGCATAAATCTCATTGCGTAGCTTTAGGAGCGCCACGACTGGATCGGGGTCAATTTCCGATGATCCGTATTTCAGCGGATTGACTGCCAGTGGATTGCCCAATTCAGTGACAACCAGAAACTCGCCGTCTGTGGTCATCCAATAACCATCAACCCAAACGGTGTCGAGAACAGGCCCAAGGTCTGGATCGGTGTTCTGCGTCAGCGTTGAGGTGGTTGGATTCCAAAAGAACAGATTGTTGTTCGACGCGATGCCCAAAAGGTCGAAGTCATAATCAAGCGTGACGTAGCTATTGTCGTTGCCAACATCGCCCAGAACCGTGACTGTGCCATCATCTGCGACAGTGACCAGTTTGGAACCCATCACGCGATAACAGATTCCATTCCAGTTGATTCCGCCGCGATCTATTCCTGGGCCTGTTCCATTGGCTGTGATGCCGTCAGCAGGACGAAGATAGCCGGTATTAATCCCGTTCTGCTTAGGAACAGGGACGAGATTGCAAGGATAGGACGTCCGAAGGTCGGGCGCTCCATCAGTAAAAATGCCGTTCAAGATCGCAATTTGGGTCACAGGAAAACGCGATATTGAGGTTGGCTTGGATCAATCGCAAACTGGTCGATCTGCTTTACCTGTTCCTCATTCAGCAAGCCAAGGATGCGCAGGTTGCTGTAATATTCGGGGTAGGTTTTATCACCAATGGTGATCGGCCCAATGCGGTCGATGAGGATCGTATAGTCAGCAGGCACGATGGCGACAGTGGCTTCCTTGCCTTCGCCTTCCTTGACTTCCACACATACGCCGGTGTCCAGCATAAGCTGGTTGAACTCGGCTTCGTCGGTGTTTTTAAGGCAGTAATCAATGG